AGCAAGTCTGGCGATATCAGACACAAGCACCATGGCCGTCAACGGCCTGCGCTATGCCATAGGTGCAGCCACAATCAGTGACACAAGCACCATGGCCGTGGCTGGGGTGCGTTATGCGGTGGGCCAAGCTGCCATCAGCGACACCAGCACCATGGCGGTGGATGGTGTCAGGTATGCCATTGGCGAGGCTTTAATCGTTGACACATCGACAATGTCGGTGGTCACAAACATTATTGGATCGACTGGCTTCAATATTGTTGACACCAGCACCATGGCCATTGATGCGCAGCGCAAGCAGCCTGGTGCAATTGCATTCACAGAAACATCATCCATGGCGGTCAATGCAAGACTAAAATGGGAAGCAGAAAGTGACACAGCAGAAAGTTGGTCTGGGATATCTGATAATTCAGAGACTTGGACACCGATCTCTGACCAGTCAGAAACATGGACTGCAATTAGTGATTCAAGTGAAACTTGGACTCCAATTGCTGATAATAGTGAAACATGGCAAATTGCCGCATGAGGTGAAAAATGGCTGATACAACCACCACGAATCTATTGCTGACCAAACCCGAAGTCGGTGCATCCACTGACACCTGGGGAACAAAGATCAATACCGATCTGGACACCATTGACGCATTGTTTGATGCTGGCCCAGTGCTAAAGGTCACAAAAGGTGGAACTGGTGGCGCTACTGCATCGGCAGCCAGGACAGCGCTTGGCGTGGCCATTGGCACTGATGTGCTGGCCTATGACTCTAACTTGCAGAGCTTTGTCACTACATTCACGCTGCCAACAACTGACTCCACGGCCAATTATGTCTTGAAGACAAACGGCTCTGGCACATTGGGTTTTGCAGCTGCTGCCACTGGTGATGTTACTTTGACAGGCACTCAGACCCTGACAAATAAAACAGTCGAGGCTGGCACATTCACAAACGGCTACACCGAAGAGGTGAATACGGCCAACACATCCACGGCCTACACAATCAGCCTGGCTGATGGTTCATTTCAAGTTTTGACCCTGACAGGCAATGCAACGATCACCATGCCAACGGCCACAGCTGGTCGGTCATTCATTTTGCTTTTGAAGCAAGATGGAACAGGCTCACGCACAGTGACTTGGTCAACAGTTAAATGGCCAGGCGGTACAGCACCGACTGTGACCAGCACGGCATCCAAGCAAGACATTTATTCATTCTTTGCCGATGGTACAAACTGGTACGGCACGACTGTCGGCCAGAACTACACACCATAAGGACTGACTATGTTTGCAGCAGGGAAAACAGCAGCAGTCTCTGGCGCAGCACCAGATGATAAGTTCAACTACGTCACCATGCTATTACATGGCGATGGGACTAATGGCGCACAGAACAATACATTCCTAGACAGCAGTACAAACAACTTTAGCATTACCCGAAACGGCAATACAACCCAAGGTTCTTTTTCGCCTTATGGGTCTAATTGGTCTAATTATTTTGTTAGGGCATCTACACAATATTTAACTGTTTCAAACGCTGGTGGCCAATTTTCGTTTGGAACTGGCGCTTTTACTATTGAATGTTGGGTAAATCTTGCGTCTATGCCATCTGGCACTGGGTATCCTACAAGTTATTGGTTATTTGGTGGCGGGCCTGTAGACTCAGATGCTGGAATTGATTTTTACATCAACAATACACAAATTGGGTTTAATTTAACAACATTTTCATCTCCAACGGCTATTGGTAATCATGGGATGTCAGTAGGTGCTTGGTATCATGTTGCAGTTGTTCGTGGTGGTGGTTCAAACCAAACTGTCTCTATTTACGTAAATGGAACTCGTGTTGCAACGGCAAGTAGCGTAACTGCAACTGCTAATGCCGCCACAACAGGAATTGCAATTTCTGCCGCAGAGCCATTGGGGGCAACTAACGGAAATTTTAATGGATATATTAGCAACCATCGTGTTGTTAAAGGTACGGCTGTTTATGACCCAACACAATCAACATTAACTGTCCCAACAACACCCCTGACAGCAGTTACAAACACATCTTTGTTAACTTGCCAAGCAAATCGTTTCTTTGATGCTTCAACAAACGCTTTAACCATCACAGTCAACGGCACACCAAGCGTTCAACGCTTCAACCCATTTGGTGCTTCTACCGCCTACTCCACAAGCGTGATTGGTGGGTCGGGCTACTTTGATGGTGATGGGGATTATTTGACTGTTGCAGACAACGCGGCATTTGAATTTGGCTCTGGCAACTTCACCATTGAAGCGTGGATGTATACGACAGCATCTGGAATCCACACTTTATGTTCCAAAGCTAACTCAGCAGATAACTCAGAATACGAGATATATCTGTATAACGGAGCAGTTCAAGCGTATGTAAGCAACGGAACAAGCTGGCAAGTAACAATGGCAACCAGCGCTATTATTAAAGTCAATGAATGGAATCACATTGCAGTAACTCGCAATGGAAGTTCATGGAATATTTGGGTAAATGGTGTATCGCAAGCAAGTGCAACAGCATCGTTCACTATAAATGACAGTTCGCTTGCCCTTGGTATTGGGGCGTTCCCAGATTCAGGCTTTGCCACGACTGGGTATATGTGTGATTTCCGCATGGTCAAAGGAACAGCGGTTTACACATCGGCATTTACACCACCCACTGCACCTCTGACAGCAATTAGTGGCACTTCTATACTTAACAATTTCACTAACGCAGCCATCTACGACAACGCCATGATGAACGACTTAGAAACTGTGGGCAATGCACAGATTTCTACAAGCGTGAAGAAATATGGAACGGGGTCTTTGGCGTTTGATGGAAGTGGTGATTATTTAGCCGCCCCACAAACTGTTAATACAGATTTTGGCACTGGTGATTTTACTGTTGAGTTTTGGGCAAATTGGGCTTCAGCCTCATCAAGCTCTACTCTTGTGTGCAAATGGGGTCTTGGCTCTAGCAATCAGTATGCGTGGCTAATTAACTATAACACCTCTGGAAACTTATGGTTTTACACAGGTGATAGTGGAAGTCCTGGGTCACTATTTACATTTGGATTTACACCCACGACATCAACTTGGTATCACATTGCTTTTACTCGCTCTGGGTCAAGTTTAAGATGTTTTGTTAATGGAACACAGGCTGGTTCAACAGAAACAACAACCTCAAATATGTCTGCCGTTCAAGGAACTTTTGTTGGAAACAATCCAAACTCAAGTACATATTTCAATGGCTATATTGATGACCTACGCATCACCAAAGGCTATGCCAGATACACCGCAAACTTTACAGCACCAACTGCGACATTCTCAGATACAGGCCCATATTAAGGAACATCATGCAAATAGCAATCTTAACTAGCCCCATCACAGTTGGCGATTATCGTGAACTGTTTAGCAATACATCGTTTCCACCAAGTGGCCCAAGCGATGAATTCTTGACTGCCAACAATGCCAAGAAAGTAAATGCTTTCAAAGCCCATGACAGTCTGACTCAGAAGTTGGTTTCATGCTCTGCCTATGACGATGGTTCATTTGTTTCTATCGTTCAAGTGGCTGACATGAGTGCTGAAGAAATCCAAGCAGCTAAAGACTCTGCAATGGCTCAACTAAGAGCCACACGCAATGCTTTATTGCTTGCTTGTGATTGGACTCAGATTGCTGATTGCACAATTCCTAAGAAGGCTGAGTGGGCAACGTATCGCCAGACACTCAGAGACTTTCCAGCAACTGTCTCTGATGCCAGGGCAACTGTTACATGGCCACACAATCCTGACTGGGTTGAGCGTACTGTCTAATCATGGATGCCGATGTTGACAAAAGGCTTGCCGTGCATGAAGCGATCTGTTTAGAGAGATACAACAACATCGACAAGTCACTGCGCGATGGCGACAAGCGAATGACGAAGATTGAATATCTTCTCTATGCTGTGATCGTGGCTGTTTTATTTGGCCCAGGTGTGGCTGCCGAATTCGTCAAGAAGATTTTCGGGCTATGAAAGACTGGGCCGTGGCAATCATTGCTGCGGCCTTAATGACGGCCACCATTATTTGGTGCTTTACTGTCATCATTTTGTTTTGGCCATGATCTATGCTCTGGTCCTATTGGCAGCAACCACAGAATATCGATGCACCAGGTGGACTTGGACTGGTGATGTCTACAATCGGAAAGTTGTTTGTCTCAAATGGGAGAAGAGGAAATGATTGATCCGATGACGGCCCTGGCGGGGATACAAAGCGCCATCAGCATGGTCAAGAAGGCCAGCAAAGTGGCCAATGATTTAGGCTCACTTGCCCCAATGATTGGCAAGATGTTTGACGCAAAGAGTGTGGCCACAAAGGCCATGCTGCAAGCCAAACAGTCTGGCAAAGGCTCGAACATGGGAACGGCCCTCCAGATCGAGATGGCCTTGGAGCAGGCCAGAGCATTTGAGGAAGAGCTGAAAATGCTTTTCATGCAGACAGGCAAGATCGATGTCTGGAACAAGATCAAGGCCAGGCAGGCCGAGATGGACTTGGCTGATGCCAAAGAATTGAGCGCTTTAAAGAAGGCAGAAAAAGAAGCTAAAGCCAAAGAGGATGAGATGAACGAGCTGGCCATGATCATTGGCGGTGTGGCTTTTGTCTTGTTTCTGGTGTTCATTGGGGTCAATGAATTGATGACCTTTTGTGAAACAACTCGCAGATGTGGTGGCAGATGAATGAGTATCAGAAGACCTTTGATATGTGCCTCAAGATATTCGTTTACGGGTGTGTGGCGCTTTATTTCTTAGGTTTTCTGAAGTTTCTGCCTGATGACTTATCTGACAGAATTGTCAATTTACTATTGGGCAAGGTAGGATTAGGCAAATGAAAATCACGGCTTACCAGATCAACGCCAATATGCTGAGAGAGGCCCAGAGGGTGATGCATCAGCAGAATCTAAAGCAGCTGGAGATTTTGAACAGGCAGGCAGAACTGGCGCATAAGACCAAAGAGATTAAGACACAATGGGTCAAACCTAATTCTGTGGATGTATACACATGAAATATCTGCTTGCAATTGCTTTGATAATGCTCACTGGCTGCGAAGA